AGTTTGGACGAAGGCATTACTAGTATTCAGGAGGCTTATGACTTCTTCTATGATGGCGATTACAACAGTCGCGGCGATGTCACTAGACTACGCGATAAGATGCAAAATGAATACTACGAATGGTTAAGCGAGCAGTTTGACAGCCGTTGGGACAGTGACGAGTCGGAATTTGTCTACAATTACATTAAAGAAAACGCTAGCACAGAAGAAATTGCAGAAATATTAGGCATTGAACTTGACGCAGACAACTATCCAGACACCGTTGATCGACAAGCATATCGCGATGCCACAGATAAAGTCGTTGAAGAGGGCTACGGCAACTACTGGTATGACCAAGCACGTGAAAGTGCGCAAGAAGATTTTAATCAGAATGCAGATTTAGAATCAGAATGGCTGGAGTCCCGTGACTTGAATACCATGCAAGATATTGAAAATGAATACAACATGAATTGGCCTCACTGGTATTCACAGGGTGGTGGCGAAGCCAGCATTGAAGATGTTGCCAACGAATTCCAGGATGCAATAGGACGTGACGTTCGGGCCAGCGGCAACTACCACAGTGGCGGGGTAACAAGACCCAGCCCAACAGCACAACACTATATTGTAGAACCTGATGGCAGTTTAGAAGCCGATGACAACGATGATGTGGGCTTGGAGTTTGTATCACCACCACTACCCATTGATGAAATACTCAGCGACTTGAACAAAGTCAAACAGTGGGCCAAGGTATATGGATGCTATACAAACGATTCAACAGGCCTGCACATCAACATCTCAGTGCCCAACTACAGCAGAGAAAATTTGGACTTTGTTAAGTTGGCATTGCTAATGGGCGACGAGTATGTGTTAGACAATTTTGGTCGTGCCGGCAATACCTACGCTAAATCAGCAATGAAATTAGTGCGTGATCAAGTGCGTCAAAAGCCTGACGAAGCTGAACGTTTGCTGGACAAAATGAAAGGCAACCTGGATAGTTTGGCAAGTAAGGCCATACACTCTGGAGTTACTTCCAAATATACAAGTATCAATACCAAAGACGGACACATTGAGTTCCGTTCGCCCGGTGGCGATTGGCTGGATGAAAACTTTGACAAGATTGAAAACACCCTGTTGCGTTTCACAGTGGCCATGAGTGCGGCCCTGAATCCAGAAATGTATCGCGAAGAATATCTAAAGAAACTGTACAAGTTGTTGACACAGGATGACAAAGGGTCTGACACTATCAAGTACTTCAGTGAATATGTGGCAGGCAAGATTCCTGCTGCCGCCCTGCGTAGTTTTGTTAAACAAGCACAACTAGAGCGCAAGTTAAAGCAAGGCGACACCGAAGGTAAGAAATATTGGTGGCGTGTGGGCCGTCCAGGATTTGGTGCCAGTGTTGAAGTGGTTGCTACCAGCAAGGAAGAAGCCATTGAAAAAGGCAAAGCAGAATACCCAGATTGGGCTGATGCTAAAGATATGACTGCTAAACCATTGAGTCCTTATAACGAGCCGCCGATTAAAGACCCTACAGGCGATGCTGAGTTAGATAGCATACATCAAGAACTCGGGTTACAGGCACCTGCCAGCTATGAAATTTACAACAGACAAACTGGTAACTCAGTAGAAGATGCACCTGCTAGAGTAACTAATGACGCAGAAGCAATTGCTCATCTTGAAGATTATTTTGAACATGGTCCGCATGGATTACAACCCACTCAAGCCGCACGTATGTTTAGCATTAGGTCTGTGCGCAGGCAAGCTAGTCCTACTGCACCCAGAGGTAGAGAATACCAAATCTTTGATCAAAACAGTCAACAAACTGCGGCAGCATTCTTAGCACCAAGTGACGAGGCAGCATTGGCCAGACTGCTTCAGTATCAGCGTAGTCACCCCGATGATCCCTATGGTGTGCGAACTGCCAATGGTGTTGAAGTGGTTGACATAGACATGCCAATAGCCCCGGGTCGTGCGGCCACAAGCCCAACAGGACAGTGGAAGATTGTTGACGGATTAAATCGTGAAGTGTTCCGTTTCCGTCCTGCAGAAAACACCAGAGCCAAAGCTAATGAATTGGCTGCTGTATGGGCAAGAGAAAACAACTTTGACGGCAACTACCAAGTGGAGCCCGCAGAAGAAGCACAATCAGGTAGTACAACAGACCTGGCACAACAACGAGCTGTACCTGGCACATTCACCGGTGCTTGGCGAGTGGTAGATTCTGACACCGGACAAGAATTATATAGATTCTCAGGCATCGGCAATCGACAAGCAGATGCCAACCGTGTGGCCGCAGATTGGCTAAGACAAAATGGTCCAGAAGATGCAAACATGACAGAAATTGAAGTTCTGCCAATCGTGAGTTGATATGCGAGCTACAGAATTTATAACCGAAGCATTTGATAAACCGTATGAACTACTTCGATGGGAAAAGGGCGACTTTGGTGATGTAGACGCAATAGCACGATTAGATGACGGAACTTTTCTAAGTATTATGTTCAACAAAGGATTTAGTAAAGATTCAAAAGAGGAAGCATGGAGTGTTGAATTCTATAGAAACAACAGCCAAGAAGTCACAGGCGAAGGCGATCAACAACGTGTGTTTGCCACTGTGTTAAGTGCTATACAAACGTTTATTAAAAAGTATACTCCTAATAGAATAACCTTTTCAGCCAGTAAAGAAGTTGAGCAAGGACAAAACGCACAAAGTAGAGCTAGGCTATATGATAGTTTAGTACAGCGTTATGCTAGAGCATGGGGTTTCAGAGCTTTTCGTGCAGACACTGGCAACAAAGTTATATACGAATTGTCTAGAATACAAAAAGAAATCGAAGAAAACTTTGCGGATGGTAAAAATCCTGGACGCAAGGGTTTGAGTCGCAGAGTGGGCATACCTAAAAAAGCCACACTAGGCAAGCTGGAAAAGATTGCTCGATCCAGTACAGGCGAGCGCCGCAGGATGGCACAGTGGCAACTAAATATGAGAAGAGGTAAGAAAAAATGAGATCAAGTGAATTCGTATTCGAAAAGTGGAGCGAAAAATACAAAAGCAGTATTAACTGTAGCCACCCTCGAGGCTTTTCACAAAAAGCACACTGTGCCGGTAAAAACAAACAGAATGAATCTGTTGAGATGGAGATGGTGTGTGAAGCGTGTGGCATGTGTGAAACACATGGCAATGTAAATGAAATTAAAAAAGGTGCTAAAGACTCAAATGGCTATACCCGTTGCTGGCCTGGCAAACATGCTGAAGGCACCAAAAAGGGCAAGAATGGTGGGCAAGTTCGCAACTGTGTGCCCAACGAATCGCAAGGTGTGGCGGAAGGCTTAACAGAAGAGTTTGATCTTATTGAATCTATTGTTGAAGGCATTGCTGAACACAATGGCGTAGATGCTGAAGCAGTATGGGCGGACTTAGAATCTCTAACTGAAGATGAGTTGTATGCGTTTGCTGTGACTTCTCAGTTGAATGAAGACTGGCAGAAAGCCAACAAGCGCGACAAAACAGATGGCATGAGTCAAAAGGCTGTAAATTCTTATCGCAGAGAGCATCCTGGATCTAAACTAAAGACTGCTGTGACTACCAAGCCCTCAAAGTTAAAAAAGGGTTCAAAAGCCTCTAAGCGCCGCAAGAGTTATTGTTCACGCTCACGTGGACAAATGAAGATGCACAATATTTCATGTGCTAAGACTCCAGACAAGGCTATTTGTAAAGCACGACGTCGCTGGAACTGTTAACTACGCAACTTAGCAAGTCTTAGTAGTCTAAATAGACTGAACCACATCCAGCCTATATCAAATTCAAACCAACGTCTGCTTAGTCTAGGGTTAGCAGGCTCTGCATGGTGATTATTGTGCAACTCCTCTCCCCCAATCCATATACCCCAGGGCATTAAATTGGTTGATTTGTCTTTGGTATCAACACTCCTATACCCCCACCAATGTCCAACTCCGTTAATAACACCTGCGGCGTGAAAAGGAATCCAGAGCATTTGTATACCCCATATCAATATGCCCCACGCACCAAATAGCACAACATCAATAATGAACATTAATAAAATGCCTAGTCTACTGTGACGAGTGTACACATTGCGTTCAATCCAATCGTCCGGCGTGCCAGCACCATATTGTTGTACCATTTCAGCATCTTTGCTGGCACTGTGATACAGGCCTGCGCCACGAAACAGCACACGGCCTATGCCGTACACATGCGGACTGTGTGGATCACCCTCTTGTTCAGTGAATCTGTGATGCTTACGATGTATTGCTACCCATTGTCGTGTAACCATGCCTGTGGTCAGCCATAGCCAAGCTCGCATAAAGTGTTCTAGTACAGGAGCAAAGATGATACCGCGATGTGCTTGCCCGCGATGTAGGTACAATGTAACACAGATTATAGTAATGTGTGTGACTATTAAGGTATAGATAAGTTCAGTCATAGTGTATTTAAGTAGAACTACTGATTTATAACCACTGCTAAATTGCTAATTTAACTATGCGGTTAATTACGCTAAATACAGTATGAAACAGTTTATTCGTGTGCTATGTGACGTTGATTGTGCTTGGACAGATCCTGCGCCAGTGTATCGTGTGTACGTGGATGACGAATTATTTGCTGAAAGAACCTGGCGATGGCGGGATCAGTATCTGGAAGAAATGATACAGATTGAAGCAGAGCCCGGTGAATATGTAATCAGCTATGAACTTGTTGATTCTCCTGGAGCAACCATACGTGTTTCGAATATGCGTGTGGATTATGGGCCAGGCAGAATAGTAGATAACACATTAAAGATACTGAAATGAGAGCACAGGAATTTATCAAAGAAAATGCGTCAGTTGGCAGCACCAGTTCTGGCAGTGTGGCCACAGTGGCCATGCCCATGGGTGGCATGCAGTCAAGAAATCCCGATAGTTTCTTTTCTGGTAAATATACCACGGACCCTTTTCCCAACACACCGAAAAGTATGAGAAAGAAAGCAAGGAAAACAAATGTTAAGTGATTTACTAAAGACCTATTTGGCCAGTACATTTTCGTACTATTTAAAAGCACACTATTTCCACTGGAATGTAGAAGGACCTGACTTTGGTGAATTACACGAATTCTTTTCCAACATCTACGAAGATTCCTATTCAGCTGTGGATCCCATTGCTGAATACATCCGTACCACAGAAGAATATGCTCCTGGCAGTCTCAGCCGCTTTTTAGAATTAACGCAGATCCCAGATCAAACCAAAGTGCCACGTGCTCGACTGATGCTGGAAGAATTACTCGCAGACACCCAAACAATGATTGGCATGAGCAAGCAGGTGTTTGATGCTGCCTCTACCGAAGGTCGTGAAGACATTGCAAACTTTGCTGCCGAACGCCAAAGCCAACATGGCAAGTATCAGTGGCAACTGAAAAGTTACTTAAAGGACTCGAGGGCATAACATGGATGAAATTTATAGTATAATGCAGAGGCTTGCATTGATTGAAAGCACTATCACTCCAGATAATGTTACCAAAGGATTGAACGCACAACAAAAATCTGTGCCGCAGATGCCTGCATTATTTAAAATGCCTGACCAAGGTCCTGTACTGGGTGGAGATCCTGATAAGAAAGCCTCCAGTGCTGGCTACATGGTTGGCTCTAATGAAAGTGAAGAACCTGAGCAAGATGCACTGGAAGAAGAAGTTGCAAGTGAAGACAAGCTGGACCGAGTTAAAAAGTCTTTTGCTGATTATCTTGACAGCATCGCTGACGAAAAGAAAGACACTGACTTAAAAGATAAGGTTCGCGTAGATCGTGACATCAGTAAGCGGCCTGCAAAAGATGCCAGTATTGTTGCCAAACAAGTGGTTGGTGTTGCAGAAGACCCGACTGAAGAAGATCCCATTGTACAAATGCCCACAGCACCGGTACAAGAGCCTACCTATGCTGAATCAGCACCGGTTAAAACCATTGCGTTAGAAGATGGTCGTGCTTGTGAAATACATGGCGACGAACGTAATGGATTTGAAATTCGCCACGGTGGCCGTTCATTGAAGAGCCGCTTCAAGAACTTAGACCAAGCACAGATGGCATTGGAAATGTACCAGGCCAGACAACGTAAACAAGATCTGTCAGCCGACTATATTGAGGAAGCATAATGAACCTATTTGACCTATATGAAATGCGAGACTCACGTGACGCATATGAACGTGACGTTGATAACAGCCGCGTTGGCATGAACCAACAGTCTCGTGCAGATGTCACAGGCGAAGAAGAACCCAGTGGCGTCTTTGCTGTGGTGATCGATGGCAGGCCTTGGAAGACTGGCTCCAGCAACGAAATGTTTGGCATTGCTGAACGTGTGGCCAACAAGTATCCAGATAAAAAAGTTGCTGTTAAATGGCCCACTGGTCAGTTGAATGTGATTAAACCAGGAATGGCAGAAGGCTGGAAGGGCGCACTGGCAGGCGGTCTTGCTGGCGCGGCATTGGGCAGTGTAGCTCCGGGATTTGGCACAATACCAATGGCCGCACTTGGCGCATACGCTGGTCATAAAATGGGCGACGAAGGATTTAAGGATCCAGACGCTGAATATAAAAAAGCACAAAAACTTAAACAGCAACAGCAACAAAACAAAGGTGTAACAGAAAGCGATGAATACAGCGCAGTAACTGGTGCTATCACTCGCAGAATCATAACACAACATCCCGAAGTGCTGGCCAAATACGGTCCGGCCATAGTCAGTCAAGCCATTGACGAAATTGCAGACTTTGTGGGAGATGTTGATGAAATTGGCTCCAGTGATGTTTCAGGATGGGTCAGTCAAGTGATCCGTAGCTTAGGGAGATTTGCTCCTGTAAGAGATGAAGGTGTAGCAGAAGGCCACACAGAAGTCAAAGACAAAGAAGGTAAAGTTGTTAGTTGGAAAGACGACTCAGAATGGCACCGAGCTGAAAAAAACAAGCAAGGCCAGCCCAAAGATCCACGTGGTGTAGTCACACACTTGAGCGATGTTGCTCGTCGTAAAACTGCTGCCCAACAAGGCGTGCCAGAAGGTGAAGTAGACAGCGACGGATACTCTGTTGATCACGCTGACTCGGGCGAATACGATTACGAGGGCGACCAAGCAAAAGACCAACTAAACACCATTGTACGTGCGGCTCGCAGACTTGATGGCCTGTTAGATGACGACGAAAACATGCCAGAGTGGGTGCAGATGAAAGTTACCCTGGCTGCCGACTACCTTGACACAGCAGCCGACTACATTGAATCCAATCAAGAACCTGAACTGGCCGAAGGCGACCGAGTTGGCAATATGGATGCCGATGCATTTGACGCGGCAATGGCACGTCTTAAACAGTTAGCAGGCGCCGGGCCGCTAAAGACTGTGTACGACAAAGAAAAACGTGTGTACCGAAACATTCCAACAGCGGTACAACCTAAAAAATGAGAGCGAACGAATATCCAGTATTGCCCGAAGATGACGGATACGATCGTTTCCGCAATCCCTACTCACCAGTATAATGCTGTTAAGTGACTTCAGAATTCGAAACCTAGACAAACTAGATCGCATTCTAGTGGATCTCTGCAGTGAAATTGTTCGAGCCAAACGTGACCACACTGACCTGGGCATGGTTGCTGCCGCAGTGCTAGATCCCAACGACATCTGCGTGAGTGCCATAAACTATCCTGCCAAAGATGGTTCACGTGTACACGCAGAACGTGCGGCAATGGATGCTTACCAGGAACAGTTTGGCAGCATTCCTGCGGGCAGTATCATAATCACCACACTGAGTCCTTGCACAGAAGACATGCCAGATCGTCATGGCGAAAGTTGCACTGACTTGATCAATCGTTCCGGTGTACACAAAGTGTATGCAGGCTACGCAGATCCATCACAGGATGAAGTGCGTAAAAAGTTTCATGTCAAGACCACAACAAACCCACGCATCAAAGAACTGTGCAAGGCGTTTGCTGACACATTTTTAAAAGATCATTTAGACGAGTTATCATTCCTGGGATCACAGTGTACCAAAGACTGTTCCGGTCATCGTGCCGGATATGAATGGTCAAAGCGCAAAGGATTACAGCAGGGTAACTCACCCTGGTCACCAAGTTTTAACAAAGGAGCCGCACTAGCGGTTGCTGGAAAATAAGAACACACCTTAGGACCGGTACTTGTTACCGTAAGTGTGGGGCGGCTACTGCCCTGGACGGCCCGATTCGCTACCGGGAATCCAAAAGTGTAGCACTTTACCAAACTTCTTGCATTATTAAAATAACTCTGTATAATAGTATTTTTACGGAGAACCTTATGACAACAAAAACATTCAACGGCGATCAAAAGATCAAACTCACACAGATCATCAACGAAGGCATGCAAGTCATGCACGAAATTGACACGCTTCAAGGCGGTCTTAACGACACCATCAAAGCCATTGCAGAAGAACTAGAAGTCAAGCCTGCTATCTTAAAGAAGGCCATTAAATTGGCGCACAAGGCGGAATTTGGTAAAGAAAAGCAGGATCACGAAACACTTGAAACAATTCTTGAGACCGTTGGTAAAACTCTGTAATGCTACAACCTCTGCGTTCTTTCGGCAATAAGTCACTGAGGGGCAAGATATGTCTCAGCCCGTTTAACACAGTGCATATCAATATAGCAGGCGATGTACATATTTGTCCGTGTCCAGGCTGGCAGCCGCAACAGGTAGGCAATATCTTTCGACAAACTTTGGACGAAATATTATCGTCTCCTACGGCAGTGGCCATTCGATCTAGTATCATTGACGGATCTTATCAATACTGCAATGAAAAACAGTGTGCGTTGATACTCAATGGTCATCTTAATGATCATTCCAACGTTCCGCCCAACATAGCACAGCAACTTGATGACCCAACTCGTTATCAACACCCAACCACTATTGCATTCAATATAGATCGTGTGTGTAATCTCAGTTGTCCTAGTTGTAGGACCAGTGTTATCAAAAACACAGAAGAACAGATAGCAAAGCAACAACAAATAATTGATACAGTGGTTGCAAACCTTGTACCCAGACAATCTGATTGTGATCTAGAATTTATCACCAGTGGTGCCGGTGAAGTTTTTGCCAGCAACATGGTTATGTCTGTGTTACAACAACTTAGTTTAGACAAATTGCCAAAACTGAGACTTAATCTTCATACCAATGGATTGTTGGCACCCAGTAAATGGCATCAAATACAGCACATTGAATCAGCAGTGTTTTTGGTAACAGTGAGCATTGATGCTGCCACATCTGACACTTACGAGCAGGTTCGTCGTGGCGGCTACTGGCCTGATCTCATAGCAGCCATGAAATTTTTGCAAAACAAAAAACAAAAACTTGGTTTTGAACTCAGAGCAAGAATGATAGTCCAGCAACGTAATTACGCTGAGGCCGAAGAGTTTTATCATCTTTGCCAAGAGTTTGGTGTCGACAGAGTAGAGTACAGTAGATTGGTTAACTGGAATACTTGGGGTATGCAAGAGTTTGTTCAAAATGATGTTTTTAGCCCAGCACATCCGGAAAGATCATCGGCACTACAAGTTATGAAAACTATCAAAACCTTACCAAACACATGGTTTGAAGGAAATTTTAATTGAAACTACACATAATTTTTCAGGACGAATTATTAATTGAAATTATTCTGTTACAGAATGATGCTGTAACCAAATGGTTTAAGCATTTTCAAAAATTTACCGCCAACAAAAATTATTATAATCCCTGTCTAATACACTCTTCAGAATGGATCAATCAATACCGTGGTGTCATCAACCCGGACTGGGATGAAATACTATCGGCAATTTTGGAACTAGAAAGTCTTGGTTATCAACTGCCGTGGTCAATTCCAGAGACATTTGATTTTCAACAGAAAACCTTGAATCAACTGCACCGTTTTTTCACTTATAATGTGTTATGGTATCACGAACTATCTGACAACCCGACTAAACAAAATCCGTTTGATCCACAGTTCAAGCTACCCCCAGATATCAATTTTCAGCAATGGTTAGGCTTAATAAATCGCATAAACACATCAGTACACAAACTAGAAAATTTCACTGCCCCGCACGAAAATAAAACATTCATTTGCAATCAGTATCCACTATCGTTTTTGGCATTTATGCCTGTTAGAAAATCTTACACAGACTTAGAGCCTTGGTTACAATTCACCGAAGAGGAACAAGTGCATAACTTTACTGATTATTTTGCCAGTGATTTACCACAAGTTATCTTAAATCGATCAATACTAGGTAAACCTGTGCTCCAGAGTTTCTACGAAAACGATGATCTCAATGCACACGACTGTACCGGCCGACTTGGGTCGTATGGAGGGTGTGAGATTGAGTTGAATCAGAACAGAAAGCAGATCTACCGGTCAGATCGATTTATTCAGTGGGCAGCATCTCACGGCAGAACTATAGAATCATTACCTCTAGAATTTCCCATTGGGTATGTCAAGGATCCACAACCACTGCTGAATAAACTGCATGGATTTAAAAAAGTAGAGTTTGTTGACTAAGATAAGTATTAACGAGTCGCCCACATTACGGGCATGTATCACGGCTAACCGGCCACAAACGGAGAACAATGAGTTATATTGACGCACTATTTGATCGTGAACACGATAGGATTCACGTTGTAGAACGCCGAGACGGCGTGAGGAAATACCAAGAGTATCCTGCCAACTACATCTTTTACTACGACGACCCCAGAGGCAAGTTCCAAAGCATCTACGGAACACCTGTGAGTCGCTTCAGCACACGCAACAACAAAGAATTCCGCAAGGAAGTTCGTATGCACTCCAGCAAGCAATTGTATGAGTCAGACATTAATCCAATCTTTCGTTGCTTAGAAGAAAACTACAAAGACCAAGACGCACCCGAACTCAATGTTGCATTTTTCGACATTGAGGTAGACTTTGATAAAGAGCGAGGTTTCTCGCCTGTGGAGGACCCATTCAATCCTATCACTGCAATCTCAGTCTACCTAAGTTGGTTGGATCAATTGGTCACACTGGCAGTACCGCCCAAAGGATTAAGTTGGGAAACTGCACAAGAGCTTGTGAAGGACTTTGACAACACTGTGTTGTTTGATCGAGAAGAGGACATGATTAAAACATTCCTGGACTTGATCGAAGATGCAGATGTGCTGTCAGGCTGGAACTCAGAGGGATACGATATTCCGTATACCGTGAATCGTTGCACTAGAGTACTAAGCAAAGATGACACACGCAAGTTCTGCCTATGGGGACAACTGCCCAAGATGCGTATGTTTGAACGCTTTGGTAGCGAGAGCCAAACATATGACTTGATTGGACGTGTGCATATGGACTATATGCAATTGTATCGCAAGTACACATACGAAGAACGTCACAGTTATAGTTTGGATGCCATTGGTGAATATGAACTAGACGAGCGCAAGACCCAGTTTGAAGGCACATTAGATTCGTTGTACAATCAACACTTTAAAAAGTTTATTGAATACAACAGACAAGATACACTGTTGTTGCACAAACTGGATCGTAAACTACAGTTCTTGAGTCTAGCAAGCGAACTGGCACACGCCAATACTGTGTTGTTACAAACCACAATGGGTGCTGTGGCAGTGACTGAGCAGGCCATCATCAATGAAGCACACGAACGTGGCATGGTGGTGCCCAATCGCAAGCAACGACTAACAGATGACGACACACAGGCCGCAGGTGCGTATGTTGCGTACCCAAAGAAGGGCTTGCATGATTGGATTGGATCTGTCGACATCAACAGTTTATACCCATCTGCAATTCGTGCCATGAACATGGGACCAGAAACAGTGGTAGGACAACTGCGTCCCGTCATGACTGATCACTACATCCGAGAAAAGATAGCCAAGGGTGCAAGTTTTGCAGCCGCATGGGAGGGCCTGTTTGGCAGCTTGGAATACACTGCTGTGATGGAACAGCAACGTGGTACAGAGATCACCATTGACTGGCAGGATGGCACTGAAAGCACACACAGTGCCGCAGAGATCTGGACCATTATGTTTGACAGCAACCAGCCTTGGATTATGAGTGCTAATGGAACTATCCTTACATATGAGAAGAAGGGTATCATCCCAGGTCTGCTGGAACGTTGGTATAGTGAACGTAAAGAACTGCAGGCCAAGAAAAAAGAAGCTAAGGACAAAAAAGAAGAAGCATTCTGGGACAAGCGGCAACTGGTCAAGAAGATTAACTTGAACAGCCTTTATGGTGCTATTTTGAATTCTGGCTGTAGATTTTTTGATCATCGTATCGGGCAGAGTACTACCTTAACTGGTCGTGCCATTGCCCGGCATATGGATGCACACATTAATGAGTGTATCACAGGGATATATGACCACACAGGTGAAGCCATTATCTATGGTGACACAGACTCCTGCTACTTTACTGCGTGGCCAGTGTTAAAGAAAGAAGTAGCAGAAGGTCGCATGGAATGGAACAAGGAAACTGCCATTGCGCTGTATGACTCCATTGCTGAACAAGTCAATGAGAGTTTTCCGGGCTTTATGGAACAGGCGTTTCATTGCCCAAGAGAGATGGGTGCGTTGATTGCCGCAGGTCGAGAACTGGTAGCAGATCGTGGATTGTTTATCACAAAGAAACGCTATGCTGTGAACATTATTGACTTGGAAGGCAAGAGACTGGATGTGGAAGGCAAGAAGGGCAAGACCAAGGCCATGGGCTTGGATCTGAAACGCAGTGATACACCCAAGGTTATTCAAGACTTTTTGCTAGAAATTCTAAATAGTACATTGCATGGTGCAGATCGTGAATCTATCATTGAACGTGTTCGTGAGTTCAAATATGAGTTTATGGAACGTCCGGGCTGGGAAAAAGGTTCACCCAAGCGTGTGAACAACTTGACCAAATATGCGGCAGAAGAAGCAAGACTTGGTAAAGCCAACATGCCCGGGCATGTGCGAGCGGCCATGAACTGGAACAACATGCGTAAGATGAACGGCGACAATTACAGTATGCAAATTGTGGATGGTATGAAAACTATTGTGTGTAAACTCAAGTCAAATGCTCTTGGATGGACAAGTATTGGGTATCCCACAGATGAACAACGCTTGCCTACGTGGTTTATAGAACTACCGTTTGATGATGGATTGATGGAAGCAACTGTTGTGGATCAGAAGATTGACAACTTGTTGGGCGTGTTGGACTGGGACTTGGCAAGTGCAACCAACACAGAGAATACATTCCAAACTTTATTTGAATGGTGATCTATGAAACTCAGTGAATTAGTTGCATATCGCAATCATCTGTCAGGGTTTGATGTTGACAACATCCAACATACTGCACGGCATAAGCTAGAAGAAATTGTTTACACTGTACAGAATAGTGTGATACAGCCACGTGCGTTTACCCAAACTCTAAAAGAAGATCAAACTCGTGTGGTAAATGCGTTTGACCATTTTGCGTCTACCTTAAACGAATTAACAAATGAGTTAGACAGTATGATCAAGACGGCTGAAAAAACACAGTATGCCGAAAGCACCAGGTTGTACACTGAAGAAATGGCACGGTATGGTCGACTTGACGAGGCCACCAATAAAAAAGTTAATCAGCACATTCTAGATCGCCGCATGCCAATGACTGCAGACGTTCAGCAAATGATTTCTAATCGCATTAAAAGTTATGCTGATTGGAAATACTCTGGATTGATTATTCGCCCAGGGGTTGAAACATTTATCAGCGACTTGGTGGCACTTGACCCACTGTACATTGTTGACTACAGTAAGGAATTATTGCAGCCAGCATTGAGTATTTTTCCAGAAGAATATCGGCGTCGACTAAGAATATACCAGCAAGATCCATGCTCTACTGATGTTCTGACCACAATGCCCGACAATCAATTTGGCATGTGTTTAGCATTTAACTTTTTTGAGTTTACCACACTAGAAGTAGTAGAGAAATACTTAAAAAGTATTTTTACTAAACTACGTCCTGGAGGTGTATTGGCAATGACATTCAACGATTGCGACCGAGCACACTGTGTTGCGTTGGTTGAAAAGAATTTTTGTTTCTATACTCCAGGAAACCGAGTAAAAACAATTGCAAAATCAATTGGATACCGACAACTGTTCAGTTGGACAGATACAAACAATCTAACTTGGCTAGAACTGCGTAAACCCGGTGAGCTTGAAAGCATCCGTGGTGGACAGACTTTGGCAAAAATACTTGACAAATAGCTTGCAAAATCTAAATAAATCATATACAATACACAATAGGAGAATTAAACATGAGAGATCATTTATTAGACTTGGTTGAACACACACTGGATTTGGGTGTGATCGATTTGGTAAAAATTACAGGCACAGAAGAAGACACAGTTATTTCTGGACTGGCCGAAGACAGGTCCGTGGTAGTTGAGGGCAAGTTTGCCAATCCGGTACCAGACTTCGTTGGCAACTTTGGTATGCCCAACTTGGGCAAACTAAAAATCTTGTTGAACTTGCAAGAGTATCGTGAGGATGCCAAACTCAGCATTACACGTCGTGGCACAGGCGAGCCTGATGGTATCAACTTTGAAAACAAAGTAGGTGACTTTAAAAACAGTTATCGTTTTATGGCTAGTGAAATTGTGAACGAGAAACTTAAAACTGTCAAGTTCAAAGGTGTCAACTGGCACATTGAATTTGAACCAACCAATGCCAGTATCATGCGTTTGAAGATGCAGGCACAGGCCAACAGCGAGGAAACGAACTTCCAAGCAAAGACAGAAAACGGCAACTTGATGTTTTTCTTTGGTGATCATTCTACACATGCTGGTAACTTTGTGTTCCATTCAGGTATCACCGGTCAGTTAAAACGTGCATGGAGTTGGCCCATCAAGACATTTATTTCCATCATGGATCTTACAGGCGACAAGGTTGTTAAAATCAGCGACGACGGTGCCGCAATGATCACTGTGGATTCTGGTCTTGCTGTTTACAACTACATTCTACCAGCACAGAGCAAGTAATGGAAACTAAAAAACGCACAGTGGTCAGGATGCTTACATATCGTCTGACTGCATGGCTGTTTACAATCTTTTGGACATACTTATTTACTGGCAATCTAGGCAACTCGGCAGGCTTTGCTACCGCACTGCATATCTTATTAAGTGTTGACTATTACATACATGAACGAATCTGGCTTAAAGTTAAATGGGGGAAACTTGACTCAAGATAATTTAACTGCCAAGCAGAATGACTATGCAGTGTTCTTGCCTGCTATTTCAGGATTCTATGCCACGTTCATAGGCAAGCAACGTGATCCAGTCAATGGTCCATATGTAGAACCAGCACGTATGCCACAGGGCATGCTGGACACGGAGCAGACGAACTTGCTCAACAGTCAAAAAGGCCTGTATCCATATGTAGAACCAGCACGTGTGCCACAGGGCATACCGGACATGGAACAGATGAACTGGCTCAATAGTTCTAAAGGCCTGTTTCCATACAAGTGGAGTCTGTATTCCGGTGGTCATGCTAACCTAGATCTTAACAAGCCGGACTGGTCGGAGGATATGGTACGTAATCGTGAACCTGGCACAGTGATCTTAGGCGACTCTGGTGGATTCCAGATTGCCAAAGGCCTGTGGGAAGGTGACTGGAAAGCCAACTCAGGTTGTGCCAAGGCACAGAAGAAGCGTGATGCTGTGCTTAAATGGTTGGATGGTGTGTCTGATTATGGCATGATCTTGGATATTCCAACCTGGGTCATCCATGACAAGAAGGCCAGTGCTGCCTGTCAGATTACCACACTGCAAGAAGCAGTTGACGCTACCAAGTACAACAATGAATACTTTATGAAGCATCGTAAAGGTGTCAAGAATGGTGGTGCCAAGTTCTTAAACGTGTTGCAAGGTGCCAATCATGCTGACGCAGACCGCTGGTACGACATGATGAAAGAATACTGTGATCCTGCCAGATACCCCGACACACATTTTAATGGCTGGTCAATGGGTGGACAGAACATGTGCGATGTGCATCTGGTGCTACGACGTTTGGTAGCACTACGTCATGATAACTTGTTACAACCGGGTGTTCATGATTGGATGCACTTCTTGGGCACAAGCAAGTTGGAATGGGCTGTGTTACTCACCGTGATTCAAAGGGCAGTTCGTAAGTATGTGAATCCACAATTTACCATTTCCTTTGATTGTGCCAGCCCATTCCTTGCCACAGCCAACGGACAAGTATACCACGAGATTGTGTTGCCACACAACGGAAAGTGGAGTTACAGAATGAATCCCATTGTGGATGACAAGAAATATGCCGCAGACACACGCCCATTTAGCCAAGGTGTTGTGGCAGATGGATTGATTGATACATTTGAAGACAGTCCTATTAGTCGGCGTTTACAAATGAAAGATATTTGTTACTACAAGCCAGGCGACCTAAATAAAATCGGCAAAGAAGGCAAGACATCTTGGGATTCATTTAGTTACGCATTGCTTATGGGACATAATGTTTGGCTACATTTGGAATCAGTACAACGTGCCAATCGTGAGTTTGATGCTGGCAATAGGCCTCGGATGATGTGGGATACAAACGGCGATCACACTAAATTTGAGGACATTGTAGAAGCAATCTTTGCCACGCCCGATCGTGCAGAAGCAGAGGCTATCATTGAGCAGTACGATCGTTATTGGATGGACATTGTGGGCACACGTGGGTTCAAAGGCAAAAAGGCCAAGAACGCACATACTCAATTTAATAGCCTGTTCGAAACTGTTGACACAGATACGGAAGATAGTGTACAATCAGATGAAGAGGAATTGTCTGTAGACAATTTAGATAAACTTGAGCAGGAACAATCTCGATGATTAGAGCAGGTCACGAAAACATTAAGTTTTTCACTGGCACGGAAGTAGAACATACTCCTGCCTATGGTAAGAAAACACTATTTGTAGTTGGGCTACAGCCAGCCAGCGAGATTCAAGACTGGATAGATGACTTTGCCGCCTATGAAGATGCCGCACAGCACATTGAACACATTTACTTTGGTGCCAACATGAGCTTTCCTAATCTAAAGGTCAATGACGGTGCTGAATGGGCCAAGTGGGAAAATATGATTTATCATTTCCTGGATCGAGACTATGTCTGTACACTAGATGTAGATGTGTCCAGTGCGGAAGGCCTAATCGAAGGCGGGTTTTGTGAACGACACAACTTCATTCCAATGATTTCAGTAAAATTACCCTATGTACAACTGCTAGGATACAATGCTACAATCAAGATTGATGACAGAGATTTTGCCGCAACCAATCCAGGTGTGTGGTGTCACAGCGTACACACATTAAAAAAACGCACAGTATTCACTCCATGGTCTAAATACACAAAGGACAAAGCAGTATGACACAACGAGAACAAGCACTGGCAGAACAAGCCGTCAGGATCATGAGCCAGGCAGAAAGAAAAATCTGGGTCACATTCCGCAAAGAAGGCATTCACAAGTACCCTGCTGCCGCAAGTGATCCTGCACTGGCCACGGGCGATGAGTATGATGTTAGCTTTCTCGGAGTGCCGCATAGACATATCTTTCACTTCCGTGTTTGGATTGATGTATTTCACAACGATCGAGACATTGAATTTATTCAGTTCAAACGCTGGTTAGAGAAACTGTATGCTGGCGGAACACTGGAGCTCAACTTTAAAAGTTGCGAAATGATCAGCGATGATCTGTACTTACAAATTGCCGCTCGGTATCCCGATCGTGCAGTGTGGATCGAAGTGGCCGAGGATGGCGAGAACGGCGCTTTGATCAAATATGAAATTTCTCGTCCTAATCTTAACATTAAAATTTAAAGGATTTACCATGGGTAAACAAGCAGTATATTCTAACCCCAAGGCCCAGGCCGCGCAGGATGAGCTGGAACACTTTCTAGACTTCTGCCGCGATTATGGATATCGCTTCAACGAAGCAGACTTGTATAACTTCAAGAGTTATGCTTGGCAACAGTACAACAAATTTTCACAGGGCAAAAATGCTCGTGACATGTGGGCAGAGGACGCTCGTCGCTTGAATAGACCTATCTAACATGAGAAAATTATTCTACATGGGTCTCGAGAGTTACGAGGCTCGCTATACACTACAACTCACAGAGTGGAATCGACGTGTGTTTGACAGACGCGGACTTGATGTAGTTTATGTTCCTGGCACAACCATTGATAACTCACAAGCAATCAGTGTAGGACAAGTGCTAGACGCACATGGTCGCAGTTATTTTTCAATGAGCCAAATGATGAACTTGGTTCAAATGATGCGTAAAGGAGAAGTCACAAGTGAAGATGTTATCTACTTTGAGGACATGTTTCAACCAGGTATTGAATCCTTGCCATATATATTTGATCAAATTCCTGCTGATCAGCGGCCCAGGGTATATGTGCGCTGTCTTGCTCAGTCCATTGATCCTGATGATTTTGTACATGTATGGGGTATGGCAAAGTGGATGGGCCTCTACGAACACATGGTTAATGAATTCGTTACAGGAGTTCTCGCCACAAACGAAGAGATGGTTGCTCATATGCGCATTGCTGGATGGACTGCTCCTATATATAATATTAGTGGCCTAGCATTTGGTAAAGAAGAAGTACTGGAACGTATTGGTGGCACAGACAATATCAAACCATTTGGCGAACGCAAACGTCGGGTAGGATTTGCCGCACGTTTTGACCAAGAGAAGCAACCGGACTTCTTTATGGATCTGATTGAGATGTATGGCCACTTGACCACAGAGCCCTGCGAGTTTGCCATCTTTTCCGGTGGCCCATTGCGTAGTAACAATCCCCGGTATCTTGAACGTGCTAGAATGTACGAACAAGAAGGCAAGTTAAAAATTTACGACAACATTAGCAAGAACGAATACTATGCTCATCTTAACGACACTCGTGTGCTTTTTAATTGTGCTCTTCAAGACTGGGTCTCTAACACCGTCAGTGAGGCTGATACTCTTGGTTGTAACGTGCTCTACCCTGCTTATCGCAGTTTCCCCGAGACTTTCGCAAATGATCCCAACCGTTTATACGTTCCCTGGTCTATAGATGATGCTTATCACAAAATGCAAAACTTGTTACGTGATCCGCACCACAACATGGGCTTGATTTCAGATTGGAACAACGGCACTATTGATCGCGTAGTTGACATTATGACTGGCCAAGGCGAGCAATGGAACCGTGCAGGCAATCGCTATCGTGACCACACTGCACATGAAAAATACCAAGTAAGAAGAATCGAAGAATGAACATAGTAGTCACAGGTGTTGCTGGTTATATCGGTGGACAAGTTGCCTTGCAGTTAAAAGATGCAGGGCATACTGTTACGGGAATTGACCGCAGGCCGTTACAACCGCATCAAAAAGGTCTACTTGACAGTTTTGTATTGGCAGACTTTGATAGTGATACTGCATTTAAAAAGTTGTTAACTATGCGGCCCGATGCTGTTGTGCATTGTGCCGGCTCTAGTCTAGTTGGTCCCAGTATTAAGAATCCATCCGATTATTACTTTAACAATGTGGCCAAGACATTGGAGTTGATTACTTTCATAACACGAGCCATGCCTAAGACTAGAATTATCTTTAGTTCCAGTGCGGCCACATACGGCGAGCCTATTATGGTTCCGTGTGACGAAGTTGATCCCACAGAGCCAGTTAGTCCTTATGGCCAAAGTAAACTGATGATTGACATGATGTTAGAATCGTACCACCGAGCATACGGACTTGATTATGTCTCATTTCGTTACTTCAACGCCTGCGGTGCAGATCCCCGAGGGCGACATGGACAAGAACCTGGTGCCACACACATCATTGCCCGTGCGTTAGAAAGCCTTAGAGATGACCAAGAGTTTACGCTGTATGGCGACAACTATCCCACACCAGATGGCACTTGTGTTCGCGACTATGTACACGTAGATGATATTGCGCGGGCACATGTGTTGGCGTTAGATCAAACAATTCTTGCAGGCATTTACAATCTTGGATCGAACACAGGTACCAGTAATCGAGAAATCATTACGGCAGCGGAACGTATCACAGGCCGGACATTAAAAGTCATAGTAGGTGAACAACGTGTAGGCGATCCTCCTATGCTGACAGCCAGTGCAGATAAGTTTAATGCTGTAGCCGGTGCATGGCAATCACATAAGTTGGATGACATGATTCAGCATGCATGGGCCTGGTATGTTTGATAAAATTTTACAGTTTGAAAGATCACTAGCAGAGTTCACAGGCGCACCTTACGTGATCATGACTGATTGCTGTACACACGCTATCGAACTGTGTTTACGTTATGATCAAGTTACGGAGTGCAAGTTTACTCCTTACACCTATCTGAGTATTCTGATGACCATGCACAAACTAGGCATCGAGTACGAACTACTGGATCATGAATGGCAAAGATGGGTTGGCGAATATCCCATACTTGGAACACGTATTTGGGATAGTGCTCGTAGACTTGAAAAGAACATGTACAGAGAAGGCTCTATGCAGTGTTTGAGTTTTGGGCACGGTAAACCTTTGCACATTGGACGTGGCGGAGCAATCTTGTTGGATGATGTTGTTGCATATGATACTATATTGGCACGACGATATGATGGTAGAGATTTGACTATATCGCCGTGGGAAACACAACAAGTGTTCCGAGTTGGATATCATTACAAGCCCACAATCGAAGAGGCTGTTCGTGGATTAGAGTTATTGGAAGATGTAAAACTAAATCAACCAAAGCCAATCTCAGTTGATTACCCAGATTGCAGAAAAATAACCATTGTTCCTTGACAACGACCTAAATACCCTGTATAATAACACAATGGCAATCCACTGCCTTAACATCGGAGACTATGATTGAAAAAAGAATTTGCACCACATCCAGTGTTTCACTCGGATACTAAAAAGAAATTTATACCAGACCGCCTTGGCAATAATGCCATGGAACCATCCCCAATTACAACAGCAACTGAAATTATGTCAGACAAAGATTACCAAGAAGGTTACCTAGGCGATGCTATTCGCTTCAAGATGAAACGTGACAACAAACGTTTCTGGGCCGGCGATAACGTCAGTGACTACCTGCACGAAGGTGATCGAGAACGACTAATTGACGAAGCCGCAGAAGCGTTTGAAACAGTGCTGGATCGATTGCTGATTGATCGTGAAACAGATCCCAACTCTAAAGGCACAGCAAGACGCTTGGCCAAAATGTACTTTAACGAAATAATGGCAGGTAGATATGAACCAGAACCAGATGCAACAGCTTTCCCCAATGATTCAGCGGATCGATATGAAGGAATGCTTGTGGTGCGTAGTGAGCTTCGCAGTATGTGCAGTCATCATCACCAACCTGTCAGTGGCGTTGCTTATATCGGGATTATTGCCGCTCAAAAGCTCATTGGCCTTAG